AACGACACAACAAACACATAGGATTATGAAATCAAAAATACATGTCAACCAACACAACATCCGTAGCAATAAGATGCATGGAACTGACCTCCCTGTTATTACAATTAAACAGGGACGCAAGAATATCTACTGCAATAAGGTAGAGATACTAGGCCCTAGTAAAATTATCTACAGCGGGAGTGGGTGCGATGTCAATGCACTGCTTAGCTGTGGTGCTAGGGTTATCATAGAGACAGAATCAGAATTATTAATTGATTAAACTAAACTAAACAACATGAAAAACATTAAGACTATCCCATTCAATTGGGACACGTATCAATCAGACAAGAGTAATAAATATACGTTAGTAACTAGAGGCGGTGACCCTATTACACAGCTCACTAAGTTCGACATAGAAGACCAACCAAGTGAATTGTATGGTGTAAATACTGAAATGCAAGAGGTATATGGGTGGCAAGAGAATGGTTCGTACTATCGGAACGAAACAAACGACCTTATGCTTCAGTATGAGGAGGAAGTAGTTGGGAGTTGGGTGAACGTACACCAAGATGTAAGTGGACAGTATCTATATGTAGGAGCTACATACTCAACCATGAAAGAGGCAATGAAATACGCTGCCTCAGAAGGATATGTTACAACCATTAACTTAAACGATATCGTATGCAAATAATTATTAAGTACCCAATCGAATTAGAATCTGCAAAGGATACACTTAAGAAAGTTGTAAGCTTCAGGGAGTCGGACACTGTCCTTCTTCCTAAGCTAACACCAAGCTTAAGCACTGATGACTTTGATATCTTAAGCTCTGACAGCGGAGCCATGTATGTACATATCCCACGAACAAACCAATTGTATAGAGCGCTTAGCAACGTAGAGGATAGGGCATTACGATTCATGTCAGTAATTAATAACGAGCCACACAATATCATAACTGTTTAATCGGTGTCGTTAACGACACCACAAATCTAAATTACAATGGACACATTTGTAGCCATCGGCAAAGCCACATTAAAGAATGGAGATTCAAAACATTTCCAACTCGCAACACAAGATACTGTGTTTAAGTTCATGGACCTATGCCTTAGCGATGATGAGATTGTTGAGGCATCATTGACAAGCTATAAAAAAAATAGCGATGATTTAATCACCACTAAATTTAAGACCAATGACAAAGCGACAGATTAAATTCACAGACAGAGGTGAGGATATTAGCATCACCTTAAACATCTCGCCTGATGAGCATGACTTTTGGACTATCGCCAAAGGTTATAAGGTACACTACTGCTTAGACTACAATAGCATATGCGTGTACCGAGACGACGACACAACATATAAAACCATTTACAAAACAGAAATTAAATGAAACTACTAAAGCTTATAGGGGTTATAACAATCCCTATCCTTATCACCTTTATTGTTATCGGATGTATCACATCGCTGATATGTATATACCAACAAAAGGATTTCTTAGAGGGGTGGTTTCAATTCCCTATCGTATCACTAACAATTATTGTTTACATCATATCGCTTAATGCGGTACTAAAAAAACTTTTCTTATGAACCTAATACAAGTATGCCACACAGCATGGCAAGAAGACTCACTAGTAATGATGACAACCATCGAGCCTATCCACGTAGAGAAAACATTAAAGCCTTACCTAGTTGACAAGCGTACCACCAACACCGAGTACACAAACGGAAACTTAGTAGAGGTTTTAAAAGAAGCCTACCCTGATAAAGTAATACATGTAGTAACTGAACCAACACATATCATCTTATGAAATACCACATCTCTACCACAGCCTTTCGTGTCGTTAACGACACAGCCTTTAATGAGTTCATATCAAAGTACAACCTTGTGTACCGAACCGTACACCACATCAAGACACACCCAACTGACACTCGTGATTGGTATCTTATTGATAGTTATACGGATGATGTTTCAAACTTAGATGGGATGCGTACGTACCTTAAGGCTATCATTGATAAAGACTTCGGTGTTAACTTCACCCTATCACAAACCTTTACAATAATTTAATTTACAAAAAAAATATACAACCTATGCACTATATATGTATCTTTGTTGTACCAATTTAATCAAATGAAAAAGACTCTATTCACTCAGTACATCTCACATATATGTAGACTGTACCAAATAAAAGAGCAGGAGTTATTCTCTCGCTCTAAGAAGCACGCCTTATCAGAGGCTCGCCATTTACTATACTACCTATGCTACGAACGTAAGATACGTATCATTGATATCCAAACCTACATGGAGGAATCAGGATACAAGGTTCAGCATTCATCAGTAATCCACGGTATCAGAGGTATCAAGAAGCGTGTCGCTAACGACATGGACTATGCCAACGTAACCGAGAAAATACAAGACTCAGTAACAATCTAAATCAAATCAAACATGTCAACAAAAACTCAAACACAAAGTGTGTTCGCTAAGTTGTATGCTATCAACGTAAGCGACAAGATTGAAGTAAAGAACAAGCTTAGCTACGTATCATGGGCAAACGCTTGGGCCATGCTTAAATCAGAATACCCTGACGCTCAGCGTAAGGTGTACGAGTCTGACCACACAGGTCTTAACTATTTCACTGACGGCAAGACTGCCTATGTAAAAGTAGGTGTCATCGTAGAAGGGGTAGAGCATATCGACTACCTACCTGTGATGGACCATCGCAATCAGGCCATCCCTTTAGAGCGCATCACAGCGTTCGATGTTAACAAGACTATCCAACGTAGCACAGCTAAGGCTATCGCTATGCATGGCTTAGGCTTAGCATTGTGGACAGGCGAGGACTTACCTGATGAAGGAAAGACAGGCGTGTCGTTAACGACACAACCACAGCCACAGCAAACAGCTTTACCTCAACTTAAAAACAAATCTCCTGAATGGGAAGCTGTAGTTAAATACATTGAGGCTAACAAAAATTTAGGTGTAGATATGATTATCGCACAGGTTAAACGTAAGTACACCGTAAGTGATAAGGCTATTGAAGCTATCACTGCATTAATCAACGCATAATGATAAGCGACGACTACAAAGCGTCAGTGCTTAAGGCACTGCGTAACGACCTAGAATACTATCGCGGTATAGGTAGACAATACTTATCTAACTCTGACATCGGCACATTGCTTTCTAATCCTCATATGTATGGAAGATACAGAGAGGATGGGAAGGCTCTCGCCGAGGGCAGATACTTTCATCAGTTATTGTTAGAGCCACACAAGGCAGTAGACATTCCATATGTTGATGTGTCTACACGTACTACAGAAAAGTATCGCACATATATCAAAGACAATAAGCTAGAGTATGCTATGCTATTAAAGGAGAAGCAAGAGATTGAAAGACTTGCTGACACTATGAAGCGCAACATAGTTTTCTTTGATGAAATCTACAAGGATGGTAACTCGTATGAGGAACCTATGATTGGTGTCATTAAAGGTATGCAGTGGAAAGGGAAAGCAGATATCCTTACCAATGAATTTATAATAGACCTTAAGACATCAAGTGATATCAACAAGTTTAAGTACTCTGCTAAGGCTTATAACTACGACAGTCAATGCTACATTTACCAACAGTTATTTGGTAGACCATTAATCTTTTTTGTAATTGATAAGTTGACAGGACAGCTAGGAATCTTTAGACCTACTGAAGAATTTGTGCGAGGTGGTGAGGCTAAGGTAGAAAAAGCTGTAGCTATTTACAACAAATACTTTGGGGATAATCCTACTGATAACATTTCAAACCATTACATAGATGAAACTTTGGTATAAATTTAAATCGCTGTTCTTTAATGAACCTAGAAAGCCTAAGACTTTTTGGATTCCATTCCCCACGGAAGTAGAATCTGAACAAGACAAACAGGATATAATCGCTTCAACAATTAATCATTTACAAAACAAAATCACAGTCTCATGACAAATCAAAAAACAATTACCCTAGATGCCAAGTCATTGGTAACCGTTGTCAATTCAATGGTAGCTACATTCGCTCACGCTGTTACATCTTCTGCACAAAAAGAAATTGAGGCAAGCAAAGACGAGTTCTCTGAAGAGGATATCAAAGACATCAGCATGAAGACCATGACAATCTACCTCTTTGTTGAGGAGTTTATCAAAGGCATGGAGCAAATGCGCGAGAGCAACGAAGAAGGATTTATGGATGCAGTCTTATCAGGATTAGCTGAACATAATGAAAAACAAACAAACAATTAATTATTAACAACAAAAACAAAAAACAAATGGCACAAGAAAAAATTTTCGCCAATGGGTTTACGTTCAAACGTAGAGACAACGCACCTGAATTCGTAGTAGGGCGCATGAGTTTAAAGGTTGATGAGGCTATTGCCTTCATCAAAGAACATGCAAAGAATGGATGGATTAATCTAGAGATTAAGTCTGCACGTAGTGGTAACTACTATGTAGAACTTGATAGCTACGATGGGAAAGCAAGTCAGCCAACAGCTTCAGCTCCTAAGGCTGAGCCTACTATGTCGGACGATGTTCCATTCTAAACAATTTTAAAACCTTTTTAATTTTAATTATTAATCAGGTGTATGGTTTCTCGAAAGGGGAGGGTGGTGCCTCCCCTTTTTTACCTCCCTATCTATGTCGAAAATGTCGACATAAACCCCCTAATTATTACTACTACTATTTATATACTCTTATATTTTTTTTATTAGTTCTTAACAGGGGAAAAGAATAACATAATCAACATAGATATTAATAACCAATTACTTAGCTACTAATAATCGTACAATAAAATTGACATAGGTATGACATCATACAACATAACCATCTTTCAAAACATTAAGGAGACTGCTACGCCTTTCCATCGTGAGGTACATAAGATACTAGAGCGAATCAAGATAGGTCAATCAAAGGAGATTGTGAAAAAGATTAGGCAGTCGCGAGACAAGACAGAGCGCAACGAACTTAAGAAGCAGTTGCCTGCTATCTGTTTTAGTGGCACATTCAGTAAGCGTGCAGACAGTGCGCTCATTGAACACAGCGGATTGATATGCCTAGACTTCGATGGCTATCAGTCACAACGTGATTTGTTAAGTGATAAGGAGATGCTTTGCAAAAACAAATACGTATTCTCCGTATTCATTTCACCATCAGGCAATGGATTAAAAGTTCTAGTGAAGATACCACAGGATGCTGACAACCATACAAGCTACTTCAATTCATTAGAAAAGTATTTTAATTCCCCATACTTTGACAAGACAAGTAAGAACATCAGTCGTGTATGCTATGAATCATTCGACCCCTTAATTCACATCAACGAGAACTCATCTGTGTGGGACACATTGGAAGACACAGAGTACAGAGAGGTAACCAAATATAAAGACCAACCAACCATAGCAATCACTGACGAGAATAAGATTGTAGACATCTTAATAAAGTGGTGGCAGAAGAAGTACCCAATGGTAGAAGGACAGCGTAACCATAACACATACGTGTTAGCTATGGCCTTCAACGATTACGGTATCAACAAGTCTCTTGCCTCTTACGTATTAAATCAGTTTGCATCACCTGACTTTCCTTTGTCAGAGATACAACGTACTATTGATTCGGCTTATCAAAATACTACGCACTTCGGTACAAAGTATTATGAAGATGATGAACGTATAAACCAAATCAAAGCTAAGCTCCGTCGCGGTGTCCCTAAGAAGGACATCCGCGAACAGCTTAGAGAATCTAACATTGAGGATAATGTTATTGACGCGGTCCTCAGCAAGGTAGAGGAAGAGAACTCCAAGCAAATCTTTTGGTCAAAGAATGAGAAGGGTGTTATAAAAATTATTCATATCCTATTCAAACAATTCCTAGAAGATAACGGTTTCTATAAGTACTGCCCTGAGGGTAGCAAGAACTATGTGTTTGTTAAAGTAACCAACAACCTAATCGACCACACGAGCGAGAAGGAAATCAAAGACTTTGTGCTTAATCATTTGCTAGAGCTAGATGACATTAGCATATACAACTACTTCGCTGACAACACACGTTTCTTTAAGGATGAGTTCCTGTCAATGCTATCAACCATTGACATTTACTTTATCGAGGATACCAAAGATGCAGCCTACCTATACTATCGCAACTGCGCTGTGAAGATTACATCAGGTGGCGTATCTACAATGGACTACCTAGACCTAGGCGGGTACGTATGGAAGGACCACATCATTGACAGAAACTATAATAGCTGTGTCGTTAACGACACGTTCTACTATAAAAGATTTATATCGAACATATGCGGTAACGATGAGGGACGCGTTTGTGCGATGGAGAGTACGATAGGTTTTATGTTGCATGGGTATAAGAACCTATCCTTCTGCCCTGCTATCATCCTCAACGATGAGGTCATCAGTGACAATCCTGAGGGTGGTACAGGTAAGGGGTTATTCATGAACGCCCTTAGCAAGATGAAGAAGGTAGTTACTATTGACGGTAAGTCATTCACCTTCGAGCGTAGCTTCGCCTATCAGTTAGTGTCAGCAGATACACAGATACTTGTATTCGATGATGTCAAAAGACACTTCGACTTCGAGCGTTTGTTCAGCGTGGTAACGGAAGGCTTGACGCTAGAGAAGAAGAATAAGGATGCCATCAAGATACCATTTGCTAAGTCACCTAAGATTGCTATCACTACTAACTATGCCATCAAGGGTGCGGGTAATTCTTTTGCTCGTCGTAAGTGGGAGCTAGAGCTACACCAATACTATAGTAAAACATTCACACCATTGGATGAGTTTGGCAAGCTTATGTTCAGCGATTGGAACGATGAGGATTGGTGTCAGTTCGACAACTATATGATTGGTTGTCTTCGTGGGTACCTACGTTCAGGATTAGTGAAGAGCAAGTTCGTTAACCTTAACATCCGTCAGCTATCAGCTGAGACATGCCATGAGTTTATCGAGTGGTGCGGATTGGTTCATGGTCATGAGGGTAGCAGAATGCTACAGCCTAACATCAGATTGTACAAGCAGAACTTGTATCAAGACTTTGTAGAAGAGTACCCTGACTACGGACCTAAGGCTAAGATGACTATCAGCAGGACACGATTCTATAAGTGGCTTAATTCTTATGCGTTATTTAAAGAGGGTGTTCCGCCTGAGGAAGGCAGGGATATGGATGGCAGATGGATGGTTATCAAAAGTAACAAAGACATTCAGCCTGACCTAGAAGATGATTTAATTATTGTCCCCAATCCTTTTTAATTTGTAACTAAATAATTATTTTGTGACTCACCATATATAAACTAAAACAAAATGACAGACAAACAATTACTGCACATAGCAATGGAAAATTCTTACAACATTGTAACAGGTGCTACAACTTTGGAGGATATACTTAATACAGATATGATTATCTTTTGTCATCATCCCGAAGAGCCTATTGATTATCCTAACCTATCACTTATGATTATCTACTATGAGAAGATAGAACATTATGAGAAGTGTCAAAAGCTAAAGGAAATCGTAGACAATTTATTCATACAGAATAGTAGCATCGACCCTAACGAATGCAAGTGCGACTTACCTTCTATAAAAAAATACGCCACCCCAATGGTGTGTGGGTCATGCAAAAAAGTTTTAAACTATTGACATGGATATAGTACCTAGGACACTAGGCTATTCTAACTACATGATGTGGCAGGATTGCGAACGATTAAAGAAAGTAATCCTCGCCACGTATGAAGTTAAAGAAGGCCGAGGCAAAAACATAACGACAAAGAAAGTTCTTAAACATAATACCCCTCAGCATATCATTGATAAGATTGTCAATAGTGTAGAGTATTATAAAACCGAATACCTAAATGAAATGAAATCACAACCAATAACACTTAGAGATTACCAAATAGAAATTGCTGATAGAGCAACAGCCATACTAAAACAATATGGCTTTGTGTACTTAGCGATGGAAGTACGTACAGGTAAGACGCTTACAAGTCTTACGATAGCTGACAAGCTTGGCGCACATAACGTGCTGTTCCTTACTAAGAAGAAAGCGATTAGCAGTATCACCAATGACTTTGATAAGTTAGCACCTAGCTTCTCCATTGTTGTTACTAACTACGAGAGCATGCATAAGCTAGACCCTGACATAGATTACGACCTTGTGATATGCGATGAAGCTCACGGCATGGGTGCATTCCCTAAGCCAAGCAACAGAGCAAAGGATGTCAAAGAACTTATTGACAGACACAAGTGCAAGGTTGTATTGTTGTCAGGTACCCCAACGCCTGAGTCGTACTCACAGATGTACCATCAGGTGTATGGCATCCCTAACAATCCGTTCAGCAAATACAAAAGCTTCTACCGTTTTGCGGATGACTACGTTAAGGTTGTGCAGAAGAAAGTAAATGGCATGTTCATCAATGACTACAGCAAAGGGTCAGATGAAATCATCAAAGCTATGCAGCCATATACCATATCATTCTCACAGAAGCAGGCAGGGTTTGTCGTACAAACTACAGAGCATGTGCTACCTGTACGTATGAAAGACAAGACCTACCAAATGATTGACAAGATACAGAAGGACCTAGTCATTCAAGGGAAGGACGAGGTGATACTTGCTGACACAGCTGTTAAGTTAATGAGCAAGATGCATCAAATGTATTCAGGCACCATTAAGTTTGAGAGTGGCAACAGCATGGTACTTGACTTGTCTAAGGCTGAGTTTATCCGAGAGCGATTCAAGAATAAAAAGATTGGCATCTTCTATAAGTTTAAGGAAGAGTACAACGCATTGAAGCAGGTGTTCGGTGACTACCTAACGGATGAGCTATCAGAGTTTGAGGATGACAATAGTAAATCTATAGCCTTACAAATTGTATCGGGCCGTGAAGGTATATCTTTACGAGATGCTGAGGCGTTGGTCTACTACAACATTGACTTCAGTGCTACTAGTTATTGGCAGTCGCGTGACAGGATGACTACCAAAGATAGATTGAAGAACGATGTGTATTGGGTGTTCGCAGAGGACGGCATCGAGTACGATATCTACAAGGCTGTCAGCAAAAAGAAAGACTACACAGTCAATCACTTTAAAAATAAATATCAATGAAACTAATTCAAACAGGAAACATCGCATGAACATTTGGCACATCTCCGACACGCACACCTATCATGGTCTGCTAACAGTACCTGAAGATATTGACATGGTCATCTTCAGCGGTGACTGCTCTAACCCAAGAGACCCTTACCTTAATAAAGAACAGGTACTTGATTTTATAGAGTGGATGAAGAGTCTACCTATACCTTATAAGGTATTTGTGGCAGGGAATCACGACATCAGCATCGAGGCAAAGTTTTTTAAAAAAGAATTTTGGGATGATGCAGGAATCATATACCTAGAGAATGAATGGAAAATCCTTGAAACAGGATTGAAAATCTATGGGTCACCGCAGACCCCATCGTTCGGTATGGGTTGGGCATTCAACAAGAAGCGTGATAAGATGCACGAGCATTGGCAGAAAATCCCTGAGGATGTTGACATCATTGTAACACATGGCCCGCCTAAAGGTATCTTAGACTTAAGCCGTGATGCGATGCATCAGCTAGAGCGTTGTGGTGATGAGGCTTTGCGTAAGCGCATCATTGAAATCAAACCTAGGCTCGTATGCTTTGGCCATATCCACAACAACGAAGACATTGTCAACGCAGGTACAATGAAGCTGTCTAACTACGATATTAGATTCTCTAATGGGTCAGTAGTAACTGATGGTAAGTTTGGTAGATTATCTAGTAACGGAAATATTTTTGAATTATGAAAATTAAACTACAAGACTATTCACTTATTAGTAATGAGTGGATAGACAAAGAAATAGATAGGCTTACTAAAGTAGCAAAGGCTTGTATAGCAGATAACGTAAATGTAAATGTATATGTACATACTATAAAATGTCTTGAGAATGTAAAACAACAACTCATTCCATCAGAAGAAACTCTTTATACAGAAGAGGATTTGAGAAAGGCTTATGAATTTGGTAAGGGTATTGGTGGATTAGATATGAAAGATGATTTTGAAACATTTATTCAATCATTAAAACAAAATAACTTATGAAGAATAAAGTAGAACTAATAGGATTCTATGGGAATGATACAACCCATGCACAGTCAGCATGGACAAGCACAAGCAGAGACTTGACAGAGGATAAGATGACGCGCATCCCTCAGCTGTTAAAGATGTTAGCAACCGAAGGGCATCATACCCCATTCGAGAAGAGCAGTCTTCACTTCCTTGTAACAGTAGACCAAGCCACACACATTCATTTGTTGAAGCACCGTATAGGTGTGAGCATCAATGGGGAGTCAGCTAGGTACAAAGAGTTGAAGGAAGATAAGATGTACTTCCCTGAGGATTGGAATGGGTATAATAGTACAACTTCCAAGTGGGTTCAAAAGTTAGAGATATTTTCAGAGGAATCAAATAAACTCTATCACGAATGCTTGGCAGACTTGACTCCTACCTTAGGGCGTAAGCGTGCAAAGGAATCCGCACGATTCTTTAAGACAATGAACTCGCAGATAACAATGGACATCATGTTTAATTGGCGTAGCTTCTACCACTTCCTACAGCTACGAGATAGCGAACACGCACAGCTAGAGGTTAGGATGGTAGCACAAGAGATGCTGCGTCAGGTAAAAGAAATTGGTGGTAATCCATTTAAAGAAACAATAAACGCTTTTAAATTATGATGCTAGAATTTTCTAAGCCTATACCTGTTGTTGTAGAGGGGAACAAAGATGGCTATGCTATCTATGTAACTAACAGCGGCATGTTTGAGAATGATATATGGTGTGTAGTACTATGCGATGGGGGTGTAGTACGGCACTATATGTCAGACCAAATAAAAATATACCACAATGAAACACTCGGCATAAAAAAATGTCAAGTAAACGAATCAAAAAACTTGACAAATTAAATGTGGATTAATATCCACAAAAACAATTGTTATGTGGATAATAAACAACATGCAATGACTGAACAACAGATACAAGCAAAGAAAATAAAAGAGCTAGAGGCACAGGGATATTATGTCATCAAACTTATGAAGACAAACAAGAACGGTATCCCTGACCTAATAGCTATACCTCCCAACTCAGATGTCCTATTCATAGAGGTAAAAAAAATGGACGGAAAATTATCTAAACTACAAGAATACAGAATCAATGAACTCAAATCGCACGGATGTACAGTTGTCGTACATAAAAAGTAACATAGTTAAATCACATTTAAAAGAAGAAAGTCTTAACGATGACTCGGCTGTACTCAGAAGAATAATCCTACGAGAACTTTCTATTGACATTAGAACCACAGCTAGATACACAACAGTGGTAGATGCCAAGAAGATATACGCATCACTGATGTATGAGCGTGGGCATACCCTTAAATCTATAGGCCGTTCGATGGGCAACATAGACCACTCCACTATTATTCATTACCTCAAAAAGATTGATGACCTAATAAGTACAGAGGATGCGTTCAGAGATAAGTATATCCTAGTTAAGAAATACTTTATGCACGAGAAACCTGTGCAACATGTATTGCCAAACGACAAAATAGATACAATACATTTGCAAAATACATTAGGAAATCTTATCTTAGAGCATTCAAAACTAATGGAAGAAAGTTTAAAATACAAAAGGCTGCAACATATAATTGACATTATAGATGCTGTTACCCCCGAGGGTCAGGAGTTTATAATGGAAAGTAAGATAAAGCAAATGCTAAAAAAATGACACCTGAAAGCCAAGAAAATATAAGGGCAAAAGAGATTATGGTATTGATAGAAGAATGCCACGACTCACTCACCTGTTTATACGAAGCTCTTATAGATGGGGATAGCAAGTCAGCGACCTCAGAAATCAAGGCTTTACAGGAAGACATTTCTAAGTTAACTAAATTTATATAACATGCTTTACGAAACCCAAGAAGACCTATACAGGGAAACGAAAGCCATTGAACATTATGTCAAACTATTTAAAGGGTCTTATAAAAAACTAGACAAGCTAGATATAGACTTCAAAATATTTGACGAGAACAATCTACTCATAGGGTACGCCGAGGTTAAAGGCCGTAATAAAATTATAGCTGATGCGTATCCTTTGGTTGTGTCTGTAAAAAAACTTAGTAAGTTAATGGACAAGCGGCTGAACCCTACCATTATATGGGCCTGCCTTGATGGTATTATCTATGGCAAAGTACAATACCTTAAGGGTGAGATAAAATATGGGGGGTCTTCTAGGTCTATGGAGCTGTCAGACAAAGAGCTTATGGCATACTTTGATAAACAGTCTCAGCTAAAGTATTTCAAATACGATTAATTAAATGAAACAAATACATTGTAAGTATTGCTACTCAATCATAAAGAGCAATGCTAATGGAGATGGCTACTGTTGTAATAACTGCAGACGGTTAGCAAATAAATAAACAATAGTCAGGTGGCGGAATTGGTAACGCATATACAACGAGAGTTCTGCAGACTCAACCATAAAGAGAGTTGTATAGTGGTATAAATACAGGTTCGATTCCTGTCCTGACTACTATACCCGAACAGGTATAAAGCATCCTATTTTGGCTGATATTATACCCTATCGGGTATAACATAGCAGAGTACCCCAAATGGTAGGGGACGAATAGCATGATGGTTCGAGTCCATCCTCAGCTATGACTACTAATAAGCCTCCTTGTTTAAGGGAGGCTTTTTTAGTTTATCTTCTTTTCTTTCTTCTTTCCCCGCTGTAGCCAAATGCTTCCTTCCTTTTGTCGTTCAACATTTTCTCAGGAGCATTCTTGATTTCCTTCATTTGCTCAGCAGCATCACTCTCGAATAAGCTTTTGTATAAGTCAGGGTTCTGCATCTTTAGTATCTCCTTATTAAGTTCACCCTGTGATGGACGGTAAGACTTAGCAAATCCTAAAGCTTCTAGCAAGTTGTCTGTGTTGTCATCGCTCTCTGTGAAGAAATCATACGTAGCTTTGAATGGGTCAGGACTGAATCCTAATAGCATAGACATGATAGGTTTTAATGTCTCATATATGTCTTCCTCTTTCACACCCTTGTAGGTATCTTCTACTAACTTCATTACAGGATTTACATATCCGCCTTTTCTGCTTGGCTGTTTACCTTCAGCATATGCAACAGCTTCTTGTACCGCCGCACCTAACAAAGGCATTTGATATAATAAGTCCAACCCAAACGATGCATCAATGATTGCGTCCCATGCTTTTTGTTTATCATCATCATCATCAGAACCAAACAATCCAATGTTCTGTATAACCTGTGACAATACCCCAAGCACTACACCATGTATAACTAATGCGCGTAAATCTTTTGACTTAGGCATTTTTAAATTCATGGAATCTCTAACAACTCTCTTCTGTGCAACAGCAATCTTATTAACATTAGCAAGCCATGCTGTCATGAATAGCATACCGCCCTGTGCTAATACGTTATTGCTATACTGCAATGCAACCTTCTCTGTATTTCTACGTGACTGTAACGCGGCATTGTAGTCATTGAACTTAGCCAATGCATCTTCTTTTGACATGCCATTCTCGATGTCACGCATGTAGTTAGCAATGTACCCGAACGTACTCACGGTATCACCCGCTAACATGAATACACCTCCCCACTTTTTAAATGTATCGTGCAACTCCTGTGCTAAGTTTTCATCATAAGCCTTTGAGTTTCTATACAAACCTGATTCTAATGATAACAAATCACCATGACGCAAAGAACGTAGACGCTCTTTATAATCAGGTGATAGCTCCATCATCATCTTCATATACTTTGCAGGCTTCATTAACACCTTAGCCGTGTCGATTGTCCACATGATATAATCTAATGGCTTAAGCGCTCTGTTCTCTGTGTACTTATAGTCAGATATAGCCGCAAAAATAGATGATGCCTGCTTTAAAAACTGTAATGGTTTGAACAACAACGCAGAACCTGTCAATCCTGCAAAAAAGAATCCTGCTAAATCATTTTTAATTCTGAATTTAGATTCAGGACTAATACTATTAGCCACCAACAAATTAAATATTGATGCAGTGTTTGTTTCTTTTAATAAAGTCTTTACATTTTCATCAGCCATCAACGCACTAATCACACGTGCATCTTCTGCGTATGCTTTGAAACGCTCCATTGATGAGAAGTAATGCTCCAATGCTGACCTGAAATCTATTGAAGTATTAATTTCTGCATCGACATTAGCACGAGCTTTTAACGCTGACTGATTCTCTGCTAAAAATCTGTTACCCATATCTCCTAAGAACACAGCATCAGCGCTATCGCTAATATGCTCACTCTCTGTAGGGAAATAGTTAGCAATAAAGTTTAGGTCAACATTAAATATCTTTCTGTATACATCATTGATACTATTAAAGTAATCACTAGATAGGTAATTAACCATCTCTTCAATGAATGCAATATTTGTTGGCCCTAGTTTCTCTTTAATCTTTTCTAACACAGCATCGTCAATGCTATTCGCTGTAGCTAAGATATCTTTCTGTCTGCTGTTTAATGACAACGCATACACACGAGCCATCTGCCCACCTGATAAGATGTGCTTTGCTCCATTGTGCATGTACTCAACAGGTTCAACATTACCTAACTCCTTAAATAATTTTCTGAAACCTTTTTCTATACCAAGCTGTTTAGCAACACCATCCATAACATCCTGCTGCTTAAAGATACCGCCAAGCATTGCGCTGTGCGCTCTGTTTAAACGCTCATAGAATTGTTCTTTAAAGAATGTACCAACACCACCATCTAAAATCTCAGTCAACGTACCTAGGTGCATCAAGTTGCTACGGAAGAACTGTCTTAGTTTGTTTATTGATTGGAAGTCAATACGCTCTGTGAATTTTTTAATACCCTCAAAGAAGTTGGCAGCTTTAAACATTTTCCATATAGCTTCTTGGTCCTGCTCTAAAATCTTTGAAGATTTTATTTGACCATTGCTATCAAACAATGCAGGGTATGCCTGAGCTATTTGTAAATATGCTTTATTCTTTAAGTCCTCTAAGTAAGCAGAACGCAACTGAATGTTGTTGTCAAGTCTAGCAATGGAAGCTGAACGCTCATCTTCTAAACTCTTAGCCAAATCCTGTAGGTCAGGAATCTCCATGTTGTTTATGTTGCCGAACAAACTGAATGCTCTCATCACATCCAAAATGTTTTGTTGCTTTGATGTTAGCTCTTCGTTATTAACGTATGCAGCAACCGCTTCATTAACTTCTTGTGAGTTAGAAAGCTTTTGTGCCATCTCATTAATAGTATTAACATCATTTTTCAATGAAGCTTTTAATAGCTTAGCAGCAGTGTTAAAGAATGATTGGCCTTGTGAATCTAAACCATTTGAACGTACCTTGTTACTAGTAGTCTTAGCCTTCTTACCTAGCTTAGTCATCTTAGCAAGCATGGCTGTCTTAATCTTCTTCTTAACAAATGCATCTACCTTGTCAAGCATCGATACCTTGTTGCTAGTCTTACTAAAATCTTTGGCATTCAAAGATGTAATCATAGCAAGTATCTTCTTAATCTCACCACGCGTGTAGTTAGCAACAGGCATTGTAGCACGTAGCATGTTCTTCATGTACGCCTGCAATGTACGTAGGTTTTGCTCTCCTCTTTTTTGGTCGCGCATCGTTTGACGAACAGCTGCTATCTGTTTAGCAATAGCTTCATTGTTCAATCTATCCTGTGCTGCCTCTAAGATATCCTTAACCTTTTCTAGGCTAGCCTCCATATTATCCTTAGTAGTCTCAGCAACTATCTTATTCAATCTAGCAACCTCGTTAGGTGTGAACCCATCAATCTTTGATAGCTGTTCTTTGATAGCTTTACGCAAATCATTCTTAAACTTAGTAGCTAACTCAGCTCCGTACTTTTTATTCTTCATCTCTGTACGGATGCGATTGATTTCATTCTGAACAGTTTTGTTAGCAGTCGTATTGATTACTCTATCGAATGACAACACCAAACTATTCTGTACATCTACATCTTGTTGCTTAAAGATGTCGTTATCTTTTAACATCTCCATCGCTACCTCTCTTATCTCAGACATAGTTGGGTACTTACCATCTTTGTTTGGTCTTGATGCAAACTCTTGTACTTTAGTTGCAACATCTAAGAACAATTTATTCCCAACAATAACTCCCCCCTTAACATCGCCAAACTCTTTAGGCAAAGCTCTAAGCGCAGACTCATTAACCTTTACCTTCATGGCTTCGTTAATGTCCTTAACTTCAAACCCTTTCTTCTTCAGCACCTCACGGATAGAAGAATCAGAGAATCCATTTGAACGAGCTGTGTCTATAATATCTTTCATAGACTGTGTGGCTCTGAACATTATGTCTGCATCAGCAACATCCAACTTCTTCTCCATCTTCTCTATGCCCTTCAATGCCTCGCCCTTGAACATATCTCTTAATGCTGTACCTAAGAATTGGTCAAGCGTTAAGTTCTGTATTTCTTTTGCTGTAAGCTTTTCAGACAATTTAAATTTGGATGCGATGTAATTCCACATACCAAGTAAGAACTCTTGGAACTTAACACGTAATGATGCATCTGTAATTGCCTGTCCTTTGTTACCAATTAAGATAGCCATCACCTCACGCAAAGCTTTAGCCTCATTGCCTTCAAACTTTTTAAGCTGCTTGTCGTAAATAGCCTTTATATTCTTATCTGTTTTTACAGCTTCCTTAATCAGCGCTTCACCTTTTTTGTATATTTCTTTGCCTTTTTCTGTAGACAATAAATAGTCTTGCCATACGTGACCAAACTCATGCACAAGTGTATTCACTTGGTCAAGTGTATCGAAGTGTACAGCAGGGTTAATATATATTTTGCCACCCTTTGTAACACCATATATAATTCTACCCTTAGATACTTTGGTATCTAACTCACCTGACGCTACTAGGTTGTCCCATGTAGCTTGGTCTAATGAGAAGGTAACATTAGGGAATGCTAAGTTTAAGAAGTTCGCAATCTTTGTAGCTTCCGTTTGTGTTGTGTTAGCTATCGCAGATATAAACTCTTCATTAGTTAATCCCACCTGTACAGGTATCTCAGATGCCAAGATAGTACCCATGCTAGCCTGCTTAAGCTGACCATAGAATCCTTTCTCTTTAGATTCTTTTGAGGTATATACTTTCTTCTTCGACTCTTCCTTAACTAATCCTTTTACAGCTTTGTTAAACGCTTCAGGGTAAACATTTTGAATAACATCAGCATCTTCAATGATACCAATAGGCTGACCAACTACACCATAAGGGTAGTTAGGATGGGTAGTTTTTTCTACCTTAGCTCCAACATAATTCCCTTTGCTATCTAATACTTGAATACCTTGTACCGCTACCACCGAACGGATAGGCGCGTCTTTTATTGTAGGCTCTGTTAGTATATCAGTAATAGCACTTAATGATAGCTTGTCAATCTCAGACTGTTCTACCTTAGGAGCTTCAGCATCTAAGCCAACACCCAATAAGATACGACCAACTCGTCCCTTGCCTGCGATGTTAGACTTCTTGCTCGCCTCTCTTGGTTTGTTAGGTTCGCCTGTTGCAATCTCAGATATAATTGTTGCACGTGCAGGCAATGACAACTTAGTGAATACATCAGCTTTGATTAATTCATCAATAGCCTTTACATTATTATCTTTAATAAACTGTAGCAATGCATTGTATCCATCTAAACTCTTCTGCGCATTCTTTAATGTACTCTCTGTGTTGTTGGTATTGCTAAGGGTTTTTTCTAAAGACTTAATCTTTTCAGGGATACGGTTCTCTACCAAATGATTTAACGCTGCAACCTTTCTATCTTGAGGGAACGACGCAACATTATCATACAATACCCTAGCTACTGCTTCATTACTTAGCATAGAGTTCTCTCCCATCTTTATGACAGGCATAATAACTAACCCATTGTATTGTGGGTTCTCTTTCCAAAACTTATCATAGAACTCTTTGTTGCTTAGATACACGTTGTTGGCTTTCTCTGCCATCTTCTGTGCCTCAGACTCACGTGTGTTCGCCCATGCTAAGTTGGTGTTACCCTCTGTATAGTTAAACCCAACACCACCCTTAAGGTTTGTGATAACCTTTCCTGTGAAAGGATTCGTAACATCACCCGAACGCAATTGGTCTGTGATGGTAAACAATACAGGTATCTTATTTAAGAATGCCAACTTAACGGTCTTAATCTTTTTGCCTAACGCTTTAGATAAAGATGCGACACTTAGTTTAGTCTTACCTTCTTTGTCATTGACAGTTACGTTTGCGTTGCCTGTCTCGATAGCATTCATCTCATCAACAATATCCTGTACCTCGTCTACCGTATCTGCCTTCTTTGTCTTCTCTTCTGTTCTTAAATCTTGTTTAGGTGCTTTGCTCTCAGCTTGCTGACGCTCAAACTCTTTCTGTAGTTTTTCACGTTGCATCTGTGCAAGTTCATTCTGAAACCAATCCTGCTTCTTAAGCCATTGCTGATAAGGAGTTGGGGTCTCACTGAACCACATGCCCTTGTGCTTACCTACGTTTAATATAAAGTCACCACCTTCATCTTGCTGCCCAATAATCTTAACACTGCTAAGTAACTTCTGTTCTTTTATGCTTGGCAATTTATTTGACTTGGCTGCCTCGTCAATACTAGCAGTAATCTTACCTGCCATTGCTACCAATGGGGTCTTCTGCTTCTTCTCTTCTGCGACATTTAAAGCTTTGATAAGTTCAGCTGCACTAGTGTATGGACCAAACACTGACTCCATGCTACTGATAAGAGAGTCAACTCTATCAGCAGAGATGCCTGCTTCCTTTAAAGCAACACGCAATACTCTCTTAGCCTCAGCAATGCTTTGCTTTTTAGCATCAGCTTCCTGTTGACTCAATCCTTTCTTTTGGTATAAAGCATCAAGCTCACGGACTTCTTTTAAGTAGGCACGATGCTTATTATAAATACCTATAATAGTTTGTGTCTTACTCTTAGGTGCAGTACCTGATTTAACTTTCTCAGTGGTAGTAGTAGCAGGTGCAGCTTTTGTTTCTGCTGCCTGTGTCCCTTCTTTATTTAAGTTAATAAACTTTTCTCTGTCTATAATCTTATCAAAGTACTTCGTAAGCTCAGGGTTATAACCCTTAGACTTGTAAGCATTAAGTAGATTGATGAAAAATTCTTTCATCTTATCTAATATAGACTTTATCTTTTCATCTGCTAATCCTGTTAGTAAGTATTGGTCAAATTGATTCGCCCAATATTCATCAAAGTTATCTGTAGCGTTAGTTCTTAAACCTGTTCTACCATCATCAGCTCTTAACCCTGATGCTAAAACAGTTTCATCTGCCATATTAGAATCACCATAAGTGAATCTTTCAATAGCGTATTTATAGAACTCAATTCTATCTTCAGAACTTAACAAATTAAAAAATGCCCAATGCCCGAACTCATGCATGAATGCTTCAGCATCAGATACTGTAATTACATTATCAAAGAATGAGTAATAATTATTAGGACCTTTTAATTTTATGTTAGGCAATTGGAAGTTGCCAAAAGTTTCAGACTTTAAGCTATTAATAAAATTCTTTAATACAGCTTTTTGTTGCTGTGTATATTTAGACTTATCAATTAAATCAATTACCTCTTTCTTAGTAGATGTTTTTTTAGACGCCTCTTCCATTGTAGCCATCAAACGCTCCAACTCCATTAGCTCCTGTAGCACCCTAGATTCATTAGCTGTTTGATTGCCTAATGATTTGGTTAAATAGATATACATGTTCCTAAAGTTAGGCAGGTCTATATGCTTTGCGTTAGGGAAGTCTGCTTTAATTTTATTATATATGCGAGGGAATTTATCCTTTAATTCTTCTATGGCATATATACTTACTTTTTTCGGTTCTACTTTTGGAGCAACAGTTTCTGTAGGTGTTGCTTCTGTGGTTGTTTCAGGTTTAAAGTCTGCAGCTAAATGCTTAGTTAAATTATTTACTAATACAGTTAAAGATGTTTTTACCCCTTGCTTTATATCCTCTTGATATTTACCATCAACATATTGCTCAGGATTTGAAGCGCCATTTAATATATTTCTAAATTCTATATGTACTGATTCTAAAACAGACTGTACATTTTTTTCAGGTATGTTTAACCCCTTTAATGCATTTACTATTTGAGTTTTAGCGTTAGCAACAACCTTTCTTTGTGCATCAACTTGGTTTATATCTGCGTTCTCTCTTTTTAATCTTTCTAGTTCGCGATTAGCTTGATAGAAAGGTTTGTACTTAGCAAAAATGTTTAACATAACCTGTCCCTTCGTCTTAGTCGCTTCATCAGGTGCAGCCTGTGTAGGCGCAGCTTGTTGAGTAGGTTCAGCCTTAGCTGCAGCCTCAGGCGTAGTGAAAGATGTAGCAGGAGCAGCCGCCTCAGTAACAGGAGCAGGTGCTTTAACAATAGGTGCAGGAGCAGCTGTCTCAGCAACAGGAGCAGGCGCAGCAATAGGTGCTGCTGCAGTAGCTGATTCTCCTTGCTTTGCTTTCCATTCAGCTTCTAATTTATTTAGGTGTTGTGCATAGTAGCTTTCTGTACGAAGCCACTGCTGAAACTTAGCAGGGGTCTCGCTGAACTTCTGACCTGCAAACTTACCGAACGTAACAACAAAGTCACCGTTCTCGTCTAAGCTAGGGATATCATCCTCAGCTTTGAAGTCAGGCTCGGTCTCTTCTTTATCATTTAAAAACTTCTCAAGGTCTGATACCTCATCAGCTAAATCCTTACGGTCATCCTCTGTCAACGGCTCAGCATTGTCAGTAGCTGCAATAGCAGGTTCTACTTTTGTCTGCGCACCTTCTTGGGTAGCGACTTCGGCTTCGGCGTTTCCTTGGCCCACTTCTTGCAATCCCACTTGGGGTTGTTCTGTGCGTAACACGCCTTCATCTGTTGCTTGCTTTTGAACGGCATTTTGTTGTATTTTATTTTTTGCTAATGGTAATGCATCTAAGTCTACTTGTTCCTCTACACTGAGGACTTGGTTTGACTTAGCTGTATTCTTAATCTCTTCGTTTATCTTTGCAATCTCTTCACCATATATCTTCTCTCTCTCAGGCGTGCTGCTTAGCTCTTGTCTAGCCTTTACCAAATCCATGACACGTACTTTCATACGCTCATCACCGCCGCCTGCACCTAAAATATCATCAGCAGCTTTACGAGCAGCTACATTATTATTGATAGCCTTATAAGTAGATTCATTTATCTTTCCTAGCTTCTTCATGTTATCTGCCCATGCTAGAATCTTTTCATTAGACTCTTTCACTTGAGATATGTATGAGCTGTTAGTCATATCCTCAGCTAAGCTTCTGCTTTTGTTGCTCATTGACTCAGCCATTAAGTTAACAGCCATGTTAGGAGCCTTAGACCCCAAGCCACCAACAGCTTCATCAACTATATCAGCAATTTTTACTTGCTGTCCTGATACAACCTGTGCGCCATATTCACCTAACGCTTCAAACGAAGGGTCAGCGATACCACGCTCAGCAATCTGTGCTGCTATTCTTGTACCTTTACTTGCTAACGCAGATGTGTGGAACAAGTTACCTGCTAACTTACCTGTAATTGCATCTATAGCACCAATAGTAAGACCACGTTTTACACCAATCTCTTCACCTTCTTTCCATACTGATTGGTCTTGTAATGCTTTTTGTACACTTGCTGCATCGCGTAAATCATACCCACGTTTAGTGATGGCATCCATCAAAGCGCCTGTGTATTCCATTGCCATACTAGCACCTGTCATACCTGTAGTAATACCACCCGCAAAACCTGCAGCGGCTGCTGCTAGTGCTGCTTGAGGTCCTGCAGCTGCAGCCATACCCGCAGATGTAGCCGCGCCTATTGTACCTGTTGCCAATATCTCAGTACCATAAGGCAACAACTGTCCCATACTACTAGCAACAATTGATGCGACATATTCAGCAGGGTCTGTTTTAAAAACCTCCCATGTTTCTGCTGTGCCTTTAGCAAATTCTTTTCTAGTAAGAACGCGTGATTGCGAATTATGTTCTTGATTGTATGCTGCAATAATATCTGCAGCTTGTTCAACATCTGTAATATCAGACATGCCTGATATCATCTTAGCTCTTAAAATAATAAGCTGTTTCCCTGCCGTCTGACTATCAGCGGCATCCATCAACGAATTGTAAACAGAATTTAAGTTGTTGTCAAAGTCTTTTACAATATCTTTATTAACCTTCTCATTAAAGAATGTTTTAGAAGCTTCATACTTTGTTGCAACTAAACTCTGTAAAGCCTGTATCTCTTTTGCCTTAGCTTGAATGTTAAGTGCAGCTTGATATTCTTCAGGGGTAGTTGGCTTAACTGTATTAAGCTTGTCTAATCCTACACCAAAGACTTGCTGAGTATATGCGTTAAGCTCTTGTGTCTGTTGCTTTAATTTTGCATTTGCATTAGCAGACTCTTGAGCTGTAGCTTCAGACCACTTCTGCAATTGAAGGTCAAAATCTTCACGAGCTTTCAAAGCTTCCTCGTTACCATATACATCACCAAATAAAACATCTTGTTTTTTATTTAGCTTTTCTAGTACAGTAGCGTAGTCAGCACGTAATTTACCATTGACAAATAAGTCAGGGTATTTTTCTATAAGCTTAGGACTTACCGTCTGTGCATTCTTTGTGTTGTTGATAGCAGCAATCTTATCACGCGTCTTCACATACTCATCATAGGATTGACGCTCGGCCATGTAGTCTAAGCCACGTTGAGCGTAAAAATCTTGACCTGCCTTTTCAACACTATTTAAATTCTTTTTATAATCACTAGCATGCTCCTTGATAAATGTAGACAATTGCTTTGCAGCTTCTGCATCTGATGAGTTAACAGGGATAGTAATCTCAGCTTCGCCTTTAGCAGAACGAACAGTAACATTATTCCCCATACCACTCTCTTCAAATGTAAACCCATAACGCCCAAACTTCTTAGCTAGTTCAGGAACTAGTTCCTCTTCACTTTTATTTATTGCGTTAGGATTGATACCACCAACAAGTTGTTTGAACTCAGGGGTAGCATTAACAGCAGCTAGCTCCTCGAATCTAGCTTTCTGTTGCGCTGCTTCATCTTTTTGAGTCTTATATTGATGCTCGCGTAAAGCTAATGATGAAGCTCTTATATCCTCATAGTTAGATATTGTACTCTTAGGTTGAGCTAGTTGAGTCATGCGTTCTTTCATAACGCGACCAAACAAAGCAGTATCTAACGTAGGGATAGCATCAATACTTTCTTTCGATGCAGATGGAGTACCTGCCAAGCTTGATGCAGTATCGTTTGTACTTTGGACGGCCTCGTCTTTTTTTTTTTGACCAAACCCTACCAACTCACTGAAAGCATCTATACCTTTTGTATATCCACGTTCTTCAAATAAACTATGAGCTGTAGCTAATGCGTCAGGATTTGTTTGTATTAACTCTCTAAAAGCATCTATACCTTTTGTATATCCTTGTGCTTCAAATAAACTATGAGCTGTTTTGATTGCGTCTTCATTCATGGTATAAATATAATTATTTTAATCTTAAAAAATTACTTTTTCGTTGGCTGATTTTGGAAATACATTACATCACGGACTTGTCCATTAGATGAACTAGTCGTCTCTGTTTTTGCACCCACCCCATTGATAGTGTTAAAGTTCTTTTGGTAGGTAGGGTCATCTGCAAATATAGGAGACAAGTCTGCAGCTGTTATCTCAAGACCTCTTGTTGATGCATCATGAATAGCAGCAGTAGCAGCCTTCATCATCTCAACAGAACTGTCATCTGTATCTGTAGGGATACCAATATTTTTAGTAGTTACTCCTTCTACAAACACATTAACGTATGGGGTTTTCCCTTCTTTAACCCATGATTTAAACGATGGTACATTTTCCTGAGAGAGCTGAGAAAATTCTTTATCAATAATATCCTTTAAATTATAAGCAAACCTTATAGGACTATTCCACCCATTGTAAATATTGTTATCATAGTAATCCCCAATAGCTATAACAGATTTATTGTTAGGTGATAATATATATGACTTGCTATATGCTGCACCTTGATTAATTGCTCTAGCTTTAATGTTGTGCGTAGTAGGAGGTGTATTAATACCACCATACCCTGACAATGCCATAGCCATGCTAGGGTCCTGATTCCCTGTAAAGATAGTTAACCTGTCTGCAAAACTAGACATGTTATCCCCATAAGGAATGAACTGAGTTCTACCATCAGTTGTTGTAATATTCACACCCTTAGGGTCTTTGGTATCTACAGACAGCACAGCTCCTTTAGATAGTCCTTGGAAGAATGTAGCAGCTTTCTGCTTTGAATCAGGGTCTCCATTTCTAAGAGCTTTAATATTTTCAGCCATTGACATTAGTTCCACCTTCTGCTTACCAACAGAGAATGAGTTATCCCCTCCTGAAGATTTAGTAGCTTCAGTGACAGGGTCAACCTTATGCTCGTTATCTAACATGATACGGAATCTAGCCTTTAAAGCTTCTTTAGCAACTTCCGTCTGCTTGGCATTTAGATGAGGTGTTAATCCCCCACCTGTATTTTGTTCTACGTAGATTAATGTATTTGTTTTATCTGCGTCAGCCTCCGCCTTGTCCCATGTGTATCTATACTCATTACCTTCAGGTGAATTTTTAAGATACTGAGTAAGTACAGATGCAGTGTTTATTGGACTGTTTGTTAAAGAAGAGATGTATAAATCTTCTGCCTTTAAATAATCTCCAACGATAGCACCTTCTGCTCCTGAAGCTTTACGCCTTGTAATATCTTTAAAGTAATCAATACGACCATACTTTTTAGTTGCTTCAATGTGGCTACCCATCATATCAACCCCTTTCTTTAAAGCCGCATCAGAATCAAACTTATCTATTTTGGTTTTAATCCTAGCCTTTAAAGATTGTACAGGTGCATAGTTTGCAGGGTTTTTATCTAACACAGGAACACCATCTTCCCCCTTGACCATCTTACCTAGGTATACACGAGAAGTAGTAGGGTCAACAATGAAATCGTATTCATTCATATTACCATACCCTTCAGCAGAAGCAAATGCAAACTGCTCTAAGCTATGAGATGTCCCATCATTAAGGCGCTTATTTCTATCAGCAAACTCAGCTTGATAATCCTTAAACAAATCAAATGTTGTTTTGGTATCATCCATTATATTTTGACGCTGACTTAAGAAGTCTTTATAATCCATCTGACCGCTATTTAGCAAACGATTAATCATTAGCAATTGGTCAGTAGCTTTCCCACTATACGCTATAGCTTTATCACTATACGTTTTGTCTTCCCCTGTAGGAGCGTCAGCAATCGTATTGTAAGATTCCCTATTGGATTTATCAATAGCATCCTTCTTATCCTCACGAATTTTCTTTTGCTCTAATAAAGTAGTTGAAAGTTCAGATGCTATCTTCCCCCAATCTACATAGTCGGTAGCTGTTCTCTCAGCGTACTTATAAAATGTTGCCATATATTATTGATTTGGAATATCAGTTGGTTGCCCTAATGCATTAAGCCAATTGTCAAAATAACTTACTCCTGTATTATCGTTTGTTCTTTGTTGTTCAGGTATAGAAAACTGCGAAGCAATACTTTTTAAGTTATCTGCTTTCTGCTGTGTCATATAATCTTGGAACTGAATAGGGTTCAAGTTTCCAACACCTGTAAAGTTCATGCCATACTTAGACCCATCTAATTTACCTAGTGCCTGTTGGAATGGCATTGCTTTGCCTGACTCGTCTAAGAATTGGCTAGGCAATTTACCTGCATCAGCTGCTGACTGATATGATTTTTGTAAATCCTCAAATGCATTTACGCTCGCATTCTTTGTAGCATATGGGACCATCGCAATCCCTTGACCAATAGCTTTGCCAATACCTTCAACACCTGCTTGAGTATATGCAGCTGATGCTGCCTGTGCATTTTGTGCAGCAGTCTGCGCACCCTCTGCTTGTGCCTCGTACAACTTAGCTTTCTCCCCTGCCAATCTAGAAGACTCTTTAGCAGATAGCTCTTGTAAATTTAACATCTCTGTATTCTGCTGCTGTGTAATTGCTTGTTGCGCTTGTGTCTGTGCCATTTGAACACGACCTGAAACAGCAGCTAAGCCACGACCATATGGGTCTTCTTGTGCGGCCTGTATTTGTTGTGCGCCTGCAGCTAACATAGCTTCACGTTGCGCTCGGTATGCTTCTGTGTTTAATGCAATCTTATCATAGTAGTTTACATCTAGCTGTGCCTCAGCTTTATCAAAAGCAGCTTGAGCTTCACGCTCAGCTTCTGCCTGCATACGTTTTTGTTTTGCAGCCTGAGCAAAGGACATGCCTGACCCTGCTAATGTTACGCCAATTGATGCGGCTGCTAACGCTGTACCTGTTGCCATAGTTATAATTTTTTAATTAACTCAGATGAATAATTACAGCTCTTATTAAACCCAACATTTACAAAATGGTCTTCTAACTTATTACTTTTGATATGAGTGTATACCCATTCAACATTCATACGTTTTGCCCATTCAACTAATGATAGTATTAAAAACTCTATAGCTGTTGTTCTTTTTTCTTTCCCTCTGTATTGTTTGTTAGATACCACCCAATTAACCAACGCTACTTTAGAGTTAGTTAAATAGAGGAATCCTGCACATACAGGTATGTCCCCATCATACACAATCATACCGCCTAACCCATCTAATGGAAGAAACCCTTTTGGTACAGGGGTCATCCCCCAATCTTCCCACCACTTGGAAAGAAGATTGTCATAGTCGGTATCAGATAGTAGATTGATAGTTAGATTCATACACTACAAAGATACCAATTTTACGGATAACTTTTCATAGCTTCTGACTGAGCCATAAATAATTCTACCTTATTTGTATTGTTATTTTCTAAAGTAAAAACACAATAGTGTCCTAATACTCCATGCGATTCTGCTACAGAGTTTTTCAAAAACAATATAAAAGGATTTTGAATTGGGATAGGGTATACAGCACCTGATAATGTGGCATCAATAACAATCTCATTAACCGCATTAGGCACATCCACATTTATAGCTGTAACCACCCCGCCTAATAAAGGAGAAGTGTAAGGGGGTAGAGAGTAATACACATAGTCACCTACACTGATAATACCGCCGATAGCTATATATGGGTTAACTCTAAAAGAAATAACCGTAGCATTCTGTGGACCTGATATAGTTAACGACCTACCGATACCATTAGCAGAACGCAATATGTATTCAGTATTTGCCGCAGGCGTTGTGCCGCTATTACGAATGAAAGCAAAGAACGCTTCCTCTTTCTTCTCAAACCAATCCTTTTGAATAAACCCTGTATTCTGTATGTCGGTATGTAGGTTAGCGGACCATGAGTCATCTCCTTGGATAGCAATTGTTTTAAATAATTTATTATCCTGTGGCTCCTTATTAAATACACTAGTAACCGACGAGTTGTATTGTTGCCCATAAAAATTATTACGAGCTACATTGTCAGAGTTATGCACAAATAAGTTCCCGCCTTTAAAGCTGAAGAAGTTATTGTTCATCCCAATCATCATCTCAGGGATAAATGAATAAAAGGATGTCCACCCTTTTACACCGTCGTCATATGATAAAGTATGTTCCATCTTAATAAATTTCTACGTATCCTTTTATTGTGCTATTGCTATTCAATGTCATAGAGTATCCATGGCTATATGTATTACCACTCACTAAGCTAGGGAATTGTTTCAATGCAACCACTGACCCATCTACCTCAATAACAATCTGCATACGATGGCATGTACCTGTAGCAAATGTATAATCAAAACTAAAGTCAATTGTTGTAAGACCAACAGGGATAGAAGCAGTACCTGACCTATCTCCTGTTCCTGTAGTCCCTGTGGCATTGATATAATAATAGTAAGGAGCCTGTATAGCTACTAGTGTCCATGCTGTTACAGATGAGTAGCATGGTGTAGTAACCCTGTTCTCACTATAATAGTTTACGTTTGCTGTACTTCCTGGGCATAGAGGGCATGGCTCAACAGGTTGAAGCACCCCGCTGATTTGTTGCCTAACAATAACTCCGTCAGCATACCATCCATCAGATGCTATGATTGACAAGTTAGAGTCACTATATACGCACGTAGCTGTACTTAACGTGCTGTTGTTTAAATAATAATTAGATGTTGTAGCCATAGTTTATTTTAAGGACAATCACAAGATGAGAATCTAACAATAGCGGACCCACTAGTTATGACAGGTAGCGTACTAGAGCATATAGGGTCTCTGTCATATGCAGCCACAGTTCCTCCTGAAGCTGTTCCTGAACAATCAGTGTATGTATAGCTAGATGGTGTAGCATTTGCTAAGTTATCAATACTATACTTTGTGCATCCACCACCACAAGATACGCAATTACAACATGCATCCGATGCGTCAACACTTGATAAACACAATGCAGTGTAATATGCTGTACGGTAATCCCAAATCAAATACAAGTAATCTTCGCCTGTAGATGGCATTGTAAAGTCCGCATAGTAGCTATTGCCTGAACCGTTAATAGGTGTAGCTGTTGTACTAGCTGTAATCATAGCCAAAATATCAGACTGATTGTTGTTGTATAATATATTTGAACGGAAGTATCTAAATGTATTAGTACCACTATTAAAGTTAAACGTATCAGTTCCTACTTTATTACACATCATTCTTACAGTAGACCCATCAGATGGGAATGACAACGCGCCTTGTGAACCGCTTATCATACCATAAGAAGATACCAATGGATTACTAGAGCTACCACTAAATGCTATGAAGTTAGATTGAGTAGGAGATGCATAACCGCCTGAATAGAATCTAAAATCACTATGCACATACTTACCTGCATCGGCAGGGTTAGTTAAAGTAACCTGAATAATCTTTAGTTCTTTAGGCTCAGGACATTTAACAGTAACCTCTAACGCTAAGATACCACTAGTAGATATATTGATAGTAGCTGTCTCATCATTAATTAAATCTTTGCTGAACGTAAATGTGTTAGATATAGATTGATTAGTCAACCCTGTTGTTGTTCCATTATACGTAGCAGAGATATCATAAGTAATAACCTCAGGACCTGCAGGTGTTACAACACCTATCGTCACCTCAACATCACCTACAGCTGCACCTAAGTCAACACAGTACTCAATCGGAGCAATACCATCTAGGGTAAATGTCTTAGTAGTGCCACACTTCTCACATAATATATTAACAGGCACATCAGTATCAGTCATAGACAATACGTACTCATCCATGTATGGGTCAAACGCTCCAACCTTTTGCTTAGTGAATGATTCATTAAATCTATCTCTAAACCATGTACGCATACCTGTATCAGATATCACCATTAATTGGTCATTAGAATACTCTGTACCTTTTAATAAGATAACAACACCACGCTTGGTGTCTGTAAAGTATTTATCATAACCATGAGAATAATAACTTTCAGGATTGAAACTAATACCATAGCTTTCAAGACGAGCAATCTGTGTACCTAATACCTCAGGGATAGCAGCTACGTTACCGCCCTCTGTAGAAGAAGACAATAAGTTTTTACCTACCAATACATAAGATATCTTATCCTCTTGTAGTACAAGCACATCTGTCTGACGACCATCAATGATTTGAATATCACCAAATGAACTCTCACATATTTTGTAGTTAACAAGGCCTAAGTTAAACTCGTTTAGTTTATTTACGTTAGACTCGCTATTGAATACACCACTATAGGTAATGTCAGAAAATCTGTCAGCCTCCATAAAGTCCTGAGCAGATACAGACATAACCCTATTCCCTAAATTAAAGTAGTGACCTGTAATAGAGTCTCTTACTTTGTAACTCTCTACCCCATTGCCAAAAGCAAAGCAGTTAAAGAACCCTGTGTCAACAATAGCAGACTCATTGCTGCCAAAGTTTTGGTCTTGAATATTACCTAAGTGTTCTCCATTAGATGTAATACCAAATGATAAATCATTCTCATAGTACACATCAGGGATTGTAGCTACAGCTTCTGTTTCAAAAGTATATACTGCACTCGCACGGTAAATTTCAAACTGACATGTTATTTTAGATTTTTTCTTGTCAGTATCCCCATTGCCACAACCTCTAATCCCTGTAAACATTAACTGCAATTGACCATCCCCATATGCAGGAGAAGGGTCACGCCAAAATTGCCAAAGGAAAGTAGTAGATAAATTAGCTCCTGAAGATATAACATCAGGTACATTAACTGTGCCTAATACATTGTAATAATAATTTGAATAAGATTCTGAATTGCCACTATCAGGTACCATTGTAGACATTGCTGCAATAATATTATCTCCTTCAAACCAATCCTTCATATTAGCATAATAAGCAGATGATATAAATTCTTTTGTAATTGTATAACCTGAATGCTTACACTCACTATTGTTGCCTACTCGTTCAAATCTTATATTAACTTTTATTATACTTCCCTCAGGTACATCATGGTCTTTATACCCTCCATGACCTAGACCTAGTCCATCAACATCATCCATCCATTCATTCATGTCATATTTCATATATGGGTATGGTGATTGTCCATATAAAATAGCACCAATACTTGTATCTGTATAATATTGCCCATGATTAATAAATGCAAAAGGGTCTGATGTAGTAGAGAACTCATTTGTTTTTATACGCATGTATACCCCTGCAGGTACAAATATACCTGATGTAGGCTCGATAAACTTAGAAGCTTTAGATTCTTTTTCTAATACAACCGCAGATGCGCATTTAGTTAATGGGCCTGCTGAATCTGTCTTAACAATATATCTATCGCCTACATTTACTTTACGTGCATTCTCTCCTTCCAATAAAAAGAAAGTATCCTGAGTTGTTGGGTCTAAGAAAGCAAGGTTACTATATATAGTATCGTAATAATCTCTATCTGCTTTAGCCACAAACTTATAACGCGTTGCCCAATAAGGAGCTTTCTGTGTAGTTGGTATAGTAACTATTAATTTATTTTGGTTAACAGATGCTGAGCATGAAACATGCTGCGTATTATTCTCACTAACTAATACAGTACTAGAACGACCATAATCATCCATGTACACAATACCAACTTGATAATCACGATTGCTATGTAAGCTATCAGCATTACCTATTCTTTTAAATTGAGCACCTGAAGATATAACCTCATATAACTCATAAAAATAATTAGTAGGAGTTGTTAAGTTGTTAACATACTTAGTAGCTGTGAACTGTAATTGCAGATGCGTATCAGAAGGTGAAGGTGTAACAATAGTAATAGGTTGACCTGTACCATTAATCGCTGAATCATATTTATAATAACCACTTAATTGGTTAGGGAAAGAACAGTTTACTTTATCTGTTAATGTTATACCATTACAACTGTTCTGTACTGTTTGTATATTAGTAGATGTACCGATGCTGTCAATAAACTCTTGACTAGTAATTAACTCATATACAGATGTATAGCTTTTGTTTAGCGTATAAGTATATGACGCATATATAGATGTAGCTGTTTGTGTTGGCGTGTAAGGCCCAACAAATTGGTAGTGGTTTAACACAGCGTCAAAAGATATTGATGAACCTTCTAATAATTCAACACCTGACAAATCAATATCAATGATAGCATTAGGCACAGTAACATAAGTACTGTCTACATAATACAACCCATCTTCTGTAGTAGTTACTTTATCTTGTATGCCAACACTGTTTGATTCTAGCTCTACAATATAATCTAACTGAACAGGTAAGCTGTTCATATCAATCATATCATACCCCTCTACATAGTTTGCATACATCAAACGGTTACCCATGATTGTCTGCGCTTTAGCAGTACGTGGCACGTTATCATACAAACGCAACAGCTCAGCCTCAGGCAATATGGTATAAATCTTAGAATTTGTAAATGTGTAATGCTGAATACTATTATCAGTTAAGCCTCTGTCTTTTTTATCTATCTTCTCAATTACTTTAATAATATTACTGTCAGCTTCTTTAAATAACAAATCAATACCAACAACCAATGGCCCACCTGTATTGTATGCAATGATGGCACCGTTATAATCGTTAGTCATACCTTCGTTAAGATATGTACTACTGTCAAAGTTAAATCCTTTAGGCACAAATGTAACAGGTGAGAACTGAGAAGTAGCAGAGTATTGCCCATCAGCATAACGATAGCGATAAGCAAAACAAATAAACTTATTCTCTAAATAATTCTCATCATTACCTGTACTAATTAATGTAACATCAGGAGCTGCAGTAGGAAACTTTCTAATAACAGCTAGCTCTTCATTTGTAACCAAGTCAACCATCCCTGATGGATATGGGTATGCTTTATTTACGTTGATATATCTAGGCTGATTGTAATCATCAGTGAAGAATATTAAATCACTAATTAAATCAACGCCTGTTATTAAATATTTTGAATTAAAATTTAAAACAGTTTGGTCCGCTGTTGTGTTATCGTAAATACTAATAACGTGATACGTTAGTATGTTTGTAATAGTATTGTATGAAACAATCATATCCAACTTACCGCATGGACTTGTCACAAAGTTAGGGTCGTGAACAAACCAATAGATAATACTCTTTGCAGAATCTTTAATAGACCCAATACACTTTGCGTCAGATGACAATGGGGTACCATCAATGTAACGCAACTGAGTTAACTGCTCATTCCCTTTAGCGTTTTCTATAACACCAATCTCGGAATCTTCAGTAGAACCCATACGTACGTTTAACGCATCAATGTATTCTCCTTCAGGAATAAGGCGTTCATCAACTACCTTATTCATTTTACCCAATATAAAGTTTCTTGAATCTTTAGCCATACTATTTAATTATCTTATTCTGTCCACGTAAATTCATTAATAATCTTCCTGCGTGAATATCGCTTAAACGAATCTTAGCATTGCGGTACAATGCCATCTTTTCTTTTAATGCTCTAGCTATGATATACTCTTGAACACCTAGCTTTGACTTTAACAACTCATATTGAATATATGCATACACATAAGATTCAAACATTTTATTAACCGACACCAATGTATCATCCCCATTCTCCATACCATCACTAACATACTCTAATACGCACAATTCATTTAGCATATTAGAGCTGAAGTTAATAACGCCTGTCTTTTTGTCTATTGTAAATGTAGGGTTAGTATTGGCTGTTTCAGTGTTTAATCCAAAACGAGACCCAACAGTAAAATCAAAATACCATTTACCTTCAAAGTAATACCCATACTGCCCATAGAATAATTTGTTGCGGTCTAAGTAAATACTTTTACCTGTACCTTGCAAACGCTCCCAATCTAACTGAGAATATTGTGGCTCTAACACGTTGCCGTCTTCATCAAATAATATCTTTGCATTATGGTCCTGTAGATAAGCACGTGATGTTTGAGTTTGAATGTTCTCACTCAATGGCATCAAAGCTCCTGCGTTATACAAACTAATGCGAACCCAATTAACAAAGTCACTAGGCAATATAAATCTTAAGTCATCACCAACGGTAAGTTGCAATATCTTAATCTCTTTAAAAGCATCATAGTTTAATTCTTGTATTGCACGCTTTGCATGAAACAATATTTTAAATCTATCTTCTTTAGTAATCAAAGAGTTATTGCCGACATACATCAACAAGAAGTTGTTGACAATATCAGCTAATGATATATATTGATAGCTACCCCAATTCTTTTCTTCAGGGGAGTTCCCATTATTTTCGTAATACTCGTATTGAGATATATAAGCCATATATTATTATTTTTGAGCTTCTTGTTCTGTTTCTTCTTTCTTAGCAAAGACATATACATCAGCTTCACGGATAGAGACACCTGCATAGGCTAATATCTTTATAACCAAACTAACCTCATCTTCAGGCCTAACCTCAAAGTCTTGATAGTCAGATTGTGTTTGGTCAAAGATTGGCGCACCGCCACCCAATGTAATGTATGTCCACTTCGGGTCCTTAGGGTATCTAAAGTAATGACACTCAACAGCATCCTGTACATTTAATGTAGATGGGTACACCGTTAATTGGTCTCCTTGGATAGTATAAGCAGGATACTTTGTTGTTGGTGCTGTAAGGTTTGAGTTAACCAATAAGGTGATTCGCCCATTGCTTACCTTTTCTGCTTCTCCTAAGTAAATAGGGTTCATGCCACTAACATCATAGCACAATATCTTATTCACAAAGAAATAATCATACCCTGTTGTAGGGATGGTTGGCATACTATAAACATTCCCACTAATATGCTGTAGGTTATCTACACGAT